GGCCGGCGACCGAGACGTTCTCTATCTTGACCTGCTCCAGCCGGAGGCGCGGCTCCCAGCGGTTCAGGGCCTCGGCGGTGGCGGCCACCATCTCGGACACCAGGCTGGCGTTCATCGGCCGGTCCACCAGCCGGGGAAGCCGTGAGCCGTAGTCGCGCCGATGCACGCGCGTGCCGATCGGCGTGGTGAGGATGTCCTGGATCGACTGGCGCAAGTGATCGAACCCGCTGAGCGGGGCGCCAGTCGTGCGGCTCATGCCAGCGGCCATCAGTTCGCCTCCACGTTGGGGCTGCCGCCCTGCAGCGTGGCGCCGCAGGCGGTGGTGTCTCCTACTCTCGCAACCTTCAGCCCATTGGCGAACGTGTCCGGGCTGCCAGTTGCGATCGGGTTGGGCCCATGAATCGGGCAGTTGTAGGTGTCGCCGACGCGCGCCACCTTTAGACCGTTGGCGAAGGTGTCGGGACTGCCGGTGGTAACGGCGCCACCGTGGCTGCCCGGGTCGCCGATGCGGATCACCTTGGCCATGGCGTCAGGGGTTGAGGTGGATCGGGCTGCCCTTGATGGTGGCTGTGCCACTGGCCTGCACAAACACCGTGGTGGCCTTTACCTCCACCGTGCTGCTGCTGGCTGTCGCGTCGATCTTCAGCTTGTGCGCCTGGCGGTCGTACTCCACCACCGTGCCGTCTTGGAAGGTGCGGCGCTGCAGGCCGGAGCGGTCGCCGTTGGCGTTGCCGTTGCTGAACAGGCCAGGGATGGCGACGCCAGCACCGAGCTCACCCGACGGGGCCAGCACCATCACCACCTCGCCGACCTCCGGAGGATCCCATACGCGATCGTTGCCCGCGCGCGGCGTGAACCACGGCATCCAGTCGGTGAGGATCTCGCCCTCCTGAAGCTGCACGCGAATCGCCGGGAAGCCGGCCGTGGCGCCGGTGTAGTCGGCCTCCTGCACGGTGCCGTAGCGGGCCACGTTGCTCAGCCGCCGCGCGTGATCGGTGGACTCGGCGGAGCCGACGCCAGCGGTCAGCTGGTCAGAGCGATTAACCCCCAGCATGGTTGGCCTGCCACAGGTAGCGCACCACCAATGGAATGGCGGCAGGCTCTGGGATGTCGTCGAGCTGATCCTTGATCAGCAGCTCAGCGCCCAGCAGGTGCACGCCGTGACGGATGCCATGCGGGGCGGTGTCGCCGACCGGCTGGCCGGTGATGGCTTCGGCTGCCTCGATCGCCAGATCCAGGGCCTGGGTGAGGCGCTCGCGATCGGGCTGCTCGATGCCCATAAAGGCAGCGAGGCTGTCGACGTTCAAGGTTTGCAGCGGCGCTGCTTCGGCCGCAGCCTTGCGTTTGCGAGTGGTGGCCATCAGGTGAGCTCCTCGCCGTTGGCGGTGATGGTGGCGTCAGCCACGGGGCATGTCTCGCCAGTCTGGCCGTCTGGGGTGATGCGGCCGCCAGGGTAGGCGCCGCTCTGCTCCAGCGGGTCGTCGCCGTCGAGCACGTAGGGGTTGGGGATGTCGCGGTAGGGCTTGCGGTAGGTGACCGCGTAGCGAACCACGGCGGCGCCAGTGGCCAGGCTGCCGTCGAAGTCAGGGTCTTGTGAGCTGGTGTCCTGCAGCATCACCTCGGCCGACTCGAGGCCGGGGATCTCCCAGGACTGCAGGGCGGCCTCGACCTGCTCGGTCATGTCGTCCAGGTCGTCGTCGATGTCGGCGAACGATTGCGCGACGCAGACGATCGACAGGATGCACTCGCGCTGCTCAAAGCCATTCCAGTGCGATGGCGAGCGTTCGGTGTTGCGCTCGGTGTCGCGCGTGTGCACGACGATCGCCGGCAGCTCAGGCTCCTCGACAGGCATCAGCCGGCCCGCGAAGACGCGCTCCTCTGCAGCGGTCTTGTCGATCAGGTGCGCAACGGCAGCCTGACGGATCAGCTTGCGAGGGTGAGTCATTGCTGCCCTCCCAAAACGCGCACAAACTCGGCAGGCAGGTTGCAGCTATGGGCCAGCGCCGTGAGTTGATCGAGCGTTGCCTGTGGCACTAGGTCGAGACGGCGGAGCAGCAGCCATGCGGCGCGGAAGTCGTCAGCGCCGCCACCAGACGCAGCTGCCATGAGCGCGGCGGGCAGCGCCAGCACTGCGGCCGGCGCAGATGGCGCTGCCGTGGCCAGTGCCGCGTTCACACCTGGATCAGCCAGCGTGAGGCGCTTGAACGTATCCCAGTCCGCCGGTGGTACTGGCTCAGGTTGTGGCGTGGCGGCAGCAGCCCAGATCGCGCCATCGGGATCAGGCTCGACTGTGTGGCCAGCGGGAGGCTGCCAGTCGCTGCCCTGCTCCAGCAGCAGCAGACTCACCGCTTCGCCAGCGGCGTTACGCAAGACGTGGGGAATGACTGTCATCACCAGCACCAGATACGAACGACGCCGGCAGCGCCACTGCCCCCAGCTCCTGAGTTGAAACCATTGAGCGACGCGCCACCGCCACCGCCACCACCGCCCGGAAATCCACCGCTGCCACCGCCACCACCGCCGCCGGATGCACCACTGCCACCACCACCGCCGCCATCACCCGACGTTGTTCCGTTACCGCCACTGTTGCCGCCACTACTGCCGCCAGAGCCACCGCCACTACTGGTGGCGGTGGCAGAGCTCTTTTGTACTGAGAATCCCTGACCACCACCGCCACCGGCACCTTGCCCATCCGTTGAGGTAATGCCAGCACCACCACCGCCGCCAGCGGGTCCATAGGGACAGATGCCTGCAGAGGTAGCGCCGCCGGTGCTGCCGGCGCTGCCAGCTGTTACAAACATCAAGGCAACAGTTGCATTGCCTCTAAAACTGATAGTTCCAGCGATGCCACCAGAAGTGCTGCCCCCTCCTCCCGCACCGCCACCGCCAGCATATAGCGCAGATCCTAATTGCGACGCGCCGCCGGCTGCACCAGAAAAACCACCGCTATCATCTACTGTTCGCCCAGCCCCGCCAGTGCCGCCAGCTCCAACGACAACAGATTCAGTAGCGCCAAGTTCTGATAAGTTACCTTGCCTATATGTAAACGTGCCAGCTGCGCCACCGCCGCCACCGCCTCGAACTGTCCCAGCGGCGCCGCGGCGCCCGCCACCGCCGCCACCGCCGCCACCCACGGCTTCGGCATAGAAAAATGTGCAGCCCTCAGGCTTTGTCCAAGTGCCGCTGCTGGTGAACTGTTGGTAGTCGACGGCAACGCCGCCAGCGACAGTTGTCCAAGATGGGGCAACACCAGCGCCTTGACTGGTAAGCACTTGTCCTGACGTGCCGGCACTGCCGTTCGCGAGAACAGCAGTCTTAAAGTCAGGCGAAGTTTGAAACTCGCGCGCCATCAGGCAACTACCACGACGCGATACTGATTAGTAGTCGGTGCAGACGTAAACACCAGCGTCACCGTCGTCGTGCTCGTGTGCTGCACGTCGCAAAACACCTCGTCATAATTCCCAGAATTGCGATACACGCAGACGGTCACATCCCTGGTACCTAGGTTGTGCGTGATCGTATAGCTTGTGTTAGTGCCGTCACCAAAAGTATCCGCATAGCGCTTCGGCGCACCGCTCCATGTCTTGAGCTTGAGCGGTGTGACGATTCGCTCGTCATCAGTGCCGGCATCAGTCTCAGCCTGCGTGGCAATCTCAGCAATGCCTGCAGTGCTTTCGCTGGCAGCTGGTGCTGTAGTGCCAAACGACTGCCAGACAACATTGCTGCTATCAATCGTGCCGTTGACCTGCGTCTGACGGAACGTTGCGCCCGCGTCTGTGCCTTCCTCGACCGTCGTGACGGCCTGCTCCAACTCCGCAAACGTGCTGGCATCTAGCGTCCTGGTCATTGCGACTGCAGAGCCATTCCAGACGTAGATGCCGTTTTGGCTCTGCGTCGTCTGGTTACGCACCAGCACACGATCGCTCATGGCCATCGTGATGCCGTCGATCGTTGAGCCGGGGCTTGACAGGCTCAGGTTGCCCTGCGTGCTCACGCGCACAGAGTCCTTCCACGCCAGACCCTCAATAACGGAATCGACGTAACCCTTGTTCGCCGCGTCACCGGAGTTCACCGGCGATGGCAGGTTCAGGATCTTAGAAACCGATCCAAAATCAAAATCGGTCAGGATAGAGCGCGCCATGTCAGTTCAGCCTCGCAAAGCCGGCGATAGGGGTTGTGAAGTAGGCGATGCAGACATTCTGACTGAGATGCACCACATCGCCTTCGATCTCTTGGCTGCCCGCATTGAGCAGTTCCACGCTGGGCTTGAAGCCCAGATTGTGCGCCATCGTCCAAGTGACTGACGGCGCGGACTGAGTATGAAGGTAGAACCCAGCCGCATTGCCAGGTGGGCCCTGCGGCCCTGGGTGAATGATCTCCACCACTTGAACGCCGCCTTCCTCCACCACCTCTACAGAGACGGCAGGAGCCTCGACGATCTCGATGGCGACTTGCTCGCTCATGGCGTCACCGGCTCGCTGTAGTTCTTGTCCAGGTAGGCAGTGCCTTCCAGCCAGTAGTAGCGGTCACCGCCGGGCTCAATCACCATCAGGTCCCACTGCCCGTCCTGCGTGATCAGCCGTGTCACCGGGTACTGGATCACCAACTCGAACAGGCCAGTCGCCTGATCGATCCAGCTGATCACGCCGTCGGCGAACTTCACCGTGCGCTGACGGTTCCACACCTGCGCGACCAGCTGGTAGCCGGTCGCGATCACCGGCACACCGCCGGCCTTCAGCCGCATCCGCTCGCGGAACGTCCCACGCTGCGGAATCGTGATGTCGCGCCGCGCTGGCCTGATCATCGGTTGCTCGTGCGGTGGAGCATCAGCAGCACACCCTGGTGCCCGTCAGGCTGCGGATCGCGCACCAGATAGGTGACGCCTCGCACCTCGACTTCATCGCCCTGTCTGGGCTTCACAGGGAGGTCCGCCTGACTGATCAGCAACACCGGCTGGGTCGAGCGGACCTGCACCCCTGTCTCGGGATCCAGGCCGACATGGCCGGCCTGGAAGACGCCCCTGACCTCGTGCGCCTCGCCGCGCTGGCGGTAGACCACAGGCTCACGTTCGCCCATGGTCCGCACCACTGCGTTCAGCGCACGGTTGGCCAGGTCGTTCAGCATCAGGCTACGAACTCGTTCAGACGAACGCGGGCCACGGCGTCAGCCGTCGCCTTCGCAGCTAGGAACACACCCACGTAGGTGTTGCTGGTGGAGACCGGCGTGATGCGCTTGTTGGTGTTGTCCCAGTAGGCCTTGGCGCCAAACACCGCATCGGTGCCGGCGCCAGTGGCGGCGGTCAGGTCGTAGACGCCTTCGGTGTGGATGTTGATGGAGGCGCCAGAGGCGCCATCCACCACGCACACGCCGAACAGGGCCGTGCCGACCAGCACGCCTTCGCCCGACAGGCGGGCATAGGGCAGCGCCACTTCGACGTAGCAGCCCTCTTGAACGTAGTTCTTCATGGATCAGTCCTCAGATGATGGGAGAGGGTCAGGCGCCGGTGGAGCGGTAGAAGCCCTGGTGCTGGCCGACGGCGCAGCCGAAGTCGTGACGCAGGTAGGTCACGATGCCGTCAGGGTCGCGCTTGATCTCAGACTCGATCGTCGGGCCAGCCTCGCCTTCGAGGTAGCCGTAGATCAGCTTGGTCACGCCGGGGTAGTTGCCGGTGATGTAGTACTGGGTGGTGCTGCTGGCGTCCAGACGAGGCTCGACGATCTTCTGCAGGTAGCCCGAGAAGATGTTGACGCTGCTGGTCTGGTTGGGCGTGATGGTCGCGTTGAACTTGTCGAACGCGGTCTCCAGGGTGGTGGGCAGCAGGATGTACTGCGGCACCACGTAGAGAGGGTTCTTCCCGGTGAAGTCCTTCTGGTTGCGCATCGCCTGACGCGCCGCCGAGATGGCGGTCTCACCGATCACGCCGGTGCCGGTGTTGTTGTGGTTGGCGTGGAACAGAGCCACGCCATCCGACATGCACTTGGCGTTGCCGGTGATCAGGCCCCACATCTGGTTGGCCTCGAAGGTGGCGACGCCACGGGCCAGCACCTGCACAGCACGGGTGATGTAGCCCAGGTTGTCGTTGATGATCAGGCGGCGGCCGATCACCAGCTTCTTGCCGTACTCGGTGAGGCTCCAGGTGCCCTGTTGCTCCTGGATGGTGCCGGTCTTGTACTCGCCGCCTTCCTTGATCTCCTCAGGCAGCATCTGGCCGCCCACCTCGATCTCCTTCATCTCGCGGAAGTCGGGCAGGTTGCGCTGCTCCGCCAGCGGACGCCAGGTCTGCTGCTCTTCCGCATAGGCAGCCTTCAGGCTCACGCGCTGGATGGAGGCCATCAGCAGCGGGAAGTCGGAGGTCGAGTGGAACGCGCGAACGGCGATCTCGCTCTTATCCATCCCGCGATGGCTGATGCCAGCCAGGTCCAGGGACTCGCGGGCCATGTCGAGCAGGGTGCTGCCGCGATACTCGCGGGCGCCGCCGTCGGTCAGCTCGCCCAGGTTGGAGCGGAACTTCAGGTAGTCGAGCTTCGCCTCGAAGCGCTTCTGGCCATGGTCCTGGGTCACCTCGACCCGGGACTGTGCGGGGGTGCGCAGTTCGTCCTGAGCCTTGGCGTCGATCAGCTGCAGGCGGGCCTCGTCAAGGGTGACGCCATCAGCGATCAGCTTGTGCGCCAGCTCGTCGCCGACCTTCAGCTTGCGGGCGGCGTCGAGGATGCCGGCGGTGCGGCGGCGCTCTTCAGCGCGCACCTCATCGGCGCTCACCACAGGTGCAGCCATAGGGGCCGCGGCGCGGGTTTCGGTCTCCTGGGTGGGCTCGGGAGCCTGCACCCCATCAACGGGAAGGGTCATGGATCGTTCCTTTTCAGGTTGGGTTGCAGGCGGCTCCTCGGAGCGCACCTGGGCCCCGGCGTCGGCCGGGATCGGGACCAGCGAGAGCTCATAGGGCTCCCAGTCCACAGCGCGCTCGACCGGCATAGCGCCGGTCTCGTCACGCTCTTTGCGGTGGACCTTGTAGCCCACCGACACGTTGCGGTAGATGCCGTCGATCACATCCTGAAAGATGGGCTCGACTTCTGCCCGCTTGCTGAACTTCACCAGGGCGCGGCCCTCGCCTCCGTTCAGCCAGGCTCGCTGCACCACACCGATCTGGCTGCGCAGCGAGTAGGAGTCGTGCGCATCAAGCAGCGGCCCGCCCTTGTTCAGGCGATCAAGGCGCACAGCGTCAGGCTGGAGGCTGAGCTCCTCCATGTATTCGCCGCGCGCCCAATCCGCACGCTTCACCATCGCGCCGGTCGTCCAGACCAGCTCAACAGTTCGCTCCTCGACGTTGATCGTCTCCGGCGCGAACATCGCGCGGGTCTGTAGAAGACCATCGCTCATGATGTGCACTCCTCCTGCGTTGCGATTCTAGGGTCAGCCTGCTGGCGGGGATTTTGGCGCTGCAGGCGCTGGCGGCTTCTCGGCCATGTCTGGCGGTTCACCAGTCGGCGGCATGGTGGAGCCGAGCGGACGCGCCTGCGTCAGGCCAGCCGCGCTCACCTTCCGCGGGTCGGTGTCGAGCACGATGCCGGCCGCATCGAGCAGCGCATTCCATTCCCCGAACTGACGCAGCACCTCGTCCGGCTCATAGCCATCGGCGCGGATTGCCTCCTGCGGCGGCAGCAGGCCTGCGCGCACGCGCGAGATCGTGCTGCTCGTCTCGCTCTGCGGGTCGAACAGCTCACGCCGCGGCGGCGTCCAGTCGGCGCTCAGCCCTTCGGTGGGGATCCCCACCGTGCTGGCCTGCGTCGACCACCAGGTCCAGATCCGATCGAACAGCATCGGCGCGAGCACCTGCCAGGTGTCGCTCTGCAGCCGCCGCTGGAAGCCGATCCAGCCCATCCGGCCCTGCGTGAAGCTGCCCCCCGAGTAGTCGCCCGTCAGCTCCTCGTAGGTGATGCCGATGCCGGCTGCGATCTCCAACAGGTAGGTCTTGATCACCCGGTCGATCTCGCCCGCGCCAGGCGGGTTGATCGTGCGGATGTCCTGGCCGGGGCCCAGCCGCACCACAGCGCCGGGCTCAAGCCGATCGCCGATCGTCGCCTTCTGATCGCTCGTGCCATCGAGGTCCACGACCGCGGCGCTCAGGCACGCGGCCACCTTCTCCTTCATCAGCCGGGCGTCGAGCAGATCGCCCAGATCCTTCAGCCGCACCATCACCGGCGCCAGGCAGCTCACGCCGCGCGTCAGGCCCGGCCGCTCCGGCGTGTAGAGGTGGATGATCTCGTCGGCCGGCACCGTGTTGCTGGTGATCGCCGTCGCCTGCACCGCCCCCTCGCCTGGGTGGTAGTTGTAAATCCAGAAGCGGTCGCGGCGGCCCTCGCTGTCGTAGACGATCCCGCGCTTCGTCCAACCGCCATCGCCCTCGGCCGGCGTGTCGTGGTTCTCGTCGATCCAGTCGCCCTCCATCACCTGCAGCTGCAGGGGCACCACCAGGCCCAGGCGTTGCACCGTCGCGCGGCTCGGCGTCCGCATCCGGATCAGCACCTCGCCCGACTCCTTCCAGCAGCGCACCGCCTGCGCCATCAGGCCGTCGAAGTTCTGGACGCCGTGGTAGTCGCACTGGCGCGGGTCAGCCATCCAGGCCCGCATGATCTCCGTGACCCGCTCACCCTGGCGGCCGTTGCGCCGCGCCTGCTTCGCCTTGAAGCTCCAGCCGGCGCCGATCAGATTGGTGACCCAGCTCTCGACCGCCTTCTTGGCGTAGGGGTTGTTGCGCACCAGGTCGCGCGCGCGGTCGCGCATCACTCCGAACCCGCGCGCCGTCGCAGCATCCGCCGAGCTGCCCTGCGTCACCCAGCTGTCGGTGCGCCGGCCTCGTGCTGCGCCGTCGTAGCGCCGCATCTGCTCCAGCTGCAGGCGGGCCGCCTGGCGCTTCAGCGCGGCGCGTGGCGCGACCGCTGCGATCAGCTGCTCGAAAGGGTTCATTCGTAGTCCCGCACCACGGCCGGGTAGTCGATCCGCACCACCGGCGATGTGGCCGCGGCCAGGCTGCTGGCGATCAGGTTGCGGGCCTTCAGCAGATCGCTCATCGACTGGTACTTCACCACCTTGTCGTCGTAGCGGACCTCGAGGTATCCGCCGGCGATCGCTTCTTCGATGGCCGCCAGATGCGCCTGCGTGAATGTGCTCATCCGGGCCACCTCCTGCCGGTCATGCTACTCAGTCCCAGAACGAAGACCCCGACCGCGCCGGCGCTTCCTCCTGCTGCACTGGCGACGGCCGTCGATCCTCGCGCTCGATCCCGCCATTGCGCTCCTTGTCCCACCGCTCGTCGCTCCAGCGGTCGGCGCCGGTCAGCGCCGCGGCCGCGCGCGCATAGACCCTGCAGTCGAGGGCCTCGTTGCGAGGCCGGGTCTTGATCCACTCGAAGCGGTTGTAGCCCCGCCGGTCGATCGTGTTCGTCAGCCGCTCGGCGCACAGCTGCCTGAACCATTCCTCGCCGTGCAGCGGGAAGTGGCACCAGCCATGCGGCAGCTCGCCATCGTCTGGCAGCGGCCGGCGCAGCCAGCCGTAGAGCTCGCTCTTCACCGTGCTCACGCCCACCGGCCACACCTTCACGCCGCCGCGCAGCGCCTTGCCGTTGCGCAGCACTTCCACGCGGCCCGGCGTGCCCATGATCGCCGCCTGGCTCTCCTGACCCTTCACCGCGATCACCCGATTGCCGGCCTGGCCCCGCACCCAGCGGTAGACCTCCTGACTCCTGAAGCCCGAGTCGATCGCCGTCATCCGGATCGGCAAGCGCTGCCCATCGCCGCGGCCGAACTCCGACCGGATGAACTTCGACAGCTCGCGCCACACCGCCGGCTGCGCCGTGTCGCCGGCCAGCACCTGGTAGTCCAGGCTCCAGCTCTCCATCCCAGGGCCCCAGCCCACCACCTCCAGCTCCAAGCGGTCCATCTGGCAATCAACCCCGCAGGTGATGAACACCACCCCATCAGGCACCGTGCCCAGCTCGTAGAGCTCCCGCCGGTTGTAGAGCGCCTCCCAGTCCGGGGCCTCGCCGTCGTCGTTCCAGCATTCCGCCAGGACCGTGTTGGTCCAGGGCTTCAGCTCCGCCGGGTTGTCCTTCGCCTTCTCATAGGCCACCGCCGCCTCAGTCCAGCTGAACCAGCCGAGCGGGCTGTAGAGCGCCGAGCAGTGATAGCCCTGCACCTCCCGCTCCGGGAACAGCGGCTCCCACCAGTCGTCGGTGAACACCTCCGGGTCGTACCACCAGGCCTTTGCGTCCTCGCTGATGCCCTCGCCGCACGCCTCGCAGATCAGCACCGGCGGCATCCGCAGCGTGTTCGGTAGGCCCGGATCCTTCGGGTCGTACCGGATCCGGTCCCACTCGATCATCTGCCGGTGGCTGCAGTGCGGGCATGGCAGCAGCAGCCGCTGCTGATTGCTCAGCTCCCACCGCGTCCAGATCTGGCTCCGCCCCGCGATCGTCGGCGTGCTCGTCCACGCCTGCTTCTTCCGCACGCCGAAGGTCCGCGTCCTGGCGCTCACGATCGCCAGCGGGCTCCCTTCCTCATCCACGTCCGCCGGCCAGCGGTCGATCTCATCACCGCCCAGGAACCGGATCGGCATCGACGCCAGACCGCTGGCGGCATTGGCCCCGCCCAGGATCAGAAAGCCGCCGGTGAACTCTTTCATCAGCTGCGTGTTGCCGCTGTCCCGCTCCCGCGGCGCCTTCACCTTCTCGCCCAGGCTTGGCGTCGCCTCGATCATCGGGGCGATCCTCATCTTCGAGTACCGCTTCGCCAGGTCGATCGTTGGCTGCACGAACAGCGCCGGGCCCGGCTGGATGTCCATCACGTAGCCCATCCAGTTGTTGAGCATCTCGCTCTTGCCCATCTGCGACCCGAACACCAGCACCACCTCCTGCACCGTGCTCGTCGCCGACAAGTCATCCATCGGCTTCCGCAGGTATGGCGTCCGCGTCGTCCGCCACGGCCCGTGTTCACTGCTGGCCTTGCTGCTCAACACCCGCCGCTCATCCGCCCACTCGCTCACCGTCAGCAGCGGGTCCGGGCGCAGCGCACGCCAGAACGCCAGCAGCGCATCATCAACGGACGCCAGCGGCACGCACCAATTCCTCCAACGCCCTCACATGATGCCGGTCGATCACCTGCAGCACCGCCGCCCGCTGCTCCAGCGTCAGGCCGCCAACTGCCGTCGCGATCTCACCCACCATCTGCTGGCTCGTGCGCATCACCGCATCACGCACCTGTATCCCAGCTGCTGCAAACCCACGCTCCACCGCTGCCTTGTCCAGCAGCTTGCCACTCCGCTCCTCGTAATCGAGCTTGAGCAGCATGGCCTTGTAGCCCTCGGCTGCCGCCTTGGCCGACGCATAGGTCCCGGCGCCGCCCTTGTTCCCCGGCGGCGGCATCGGCTCCGGGTCCGGCACATCCTCACCTCGCGCCCGTGCCTTCCCGGTGTTGATCTGCTCCGCTGTCCGCTGGCTCTGTGGCTCCGTGTTTCGATCCCACTCCAGCTCCGCCAGGTCAGGATCAATCAGGTAGAGCTTGCCCTTGCGATCAACCGCACGCTTCAGCCGGCCAGTCTTGATCGCCTTCCGCACCGCCTGCGGGCTCACGCCACGCTGGGCCGCAAACTCGGTAACGCTGATCAGCACAACGCAACGTAGAACCCGGCATCAATCAGCTTGATGGCCAGGCCCGGCGGCACCGGCTGCACCAGCTCGATCGGCGTGTCGAGGCCCGTCATTCCGCGCACCAACGCCACCACCTGGTCGAGCAGCATCACCGCGTGGCCGCGGCCTTCCAGCATCTGATCCACCGTCACCTCAGGGCCCACTGCGCCGAACGTGATCTGCATCGGCCAAGCCCTCACGTGTCCGTCTGGCCCCCACTGGCAGCCGTATTTGATGCCCGAAACCTCAATCATCGAGCCCCGGCACGAACTGCCGCCGCGAGGTGGGTGCA